CCCTAGCCCAACTCAGGGACAAAGTGTCTCAGAAGGCCGCTCAGGGCTTCCTGAAGGGCCTTGATGGCAGGAGAGTGTACATACGGTCAGAACACGCTGCTTTGAATACACTATTGCAGTCTGCGGGCGCAATTGTGATGAAAAAAGCCTTGTGTATTCTTGATGAGTATGCTATACTATGGAACATAGATTACAAGTTTGTTGGTAACATCCACGATGAATGGCAGGTCGAGGTGCGTGAAGATCAGGCAGAGAAATTTGGTTTCTTGGCTGTCGAGTGCATCAAGGCCGCAGGCATTCAACTGGAACTAAACTGTCCTTTGGACGGTGAATATAACGTCGGAAATAACTGGAAGGAGACTCATTAACATGAAACTTAACCCAAGCCGCACAGGTGATCTTGCAGAGCATTACGCCGTAACCCTTCTTTGGGACCACGGTTATGAGGTCTACAAGAACTCGGGGTCCACCGGCCCTGTGGACATTGTGGCAATGAAGAACGGAGAAGTGTACTTCTTTGATATCAAATCAAAGGCAAGCAATCTCTCTTGGGGACACACTAGGACCAAGAAGCAGAAGAAGCTGGGTGTACAGATCCTTGAGTTTAATCCGATCAGCCGTAAGATTCGCTTTGTGGAGCACCGAGACTAATGGGTAATATCTTCAAACTTGTCCCTGATATTTACAACCTAATCACAACTAAACGCGCCCCGAAAGGGGTGGACGTTGAGGCTGAGATTGAAAAGTTCGGTGAGGACATGAAGGCGCTCATGCGCAAAGAGTTCCTTGGTAAAGGCTTTGATGCCCGTAAGCTGCGCCTAAGTAACATTGGGCGTGATGATCGGTATCTGTGGAACCACTACCACAAGAAGGCTAAACAGAAGTATCGTCCGGAGAACTTGATTAAGTTTCTCTATGGTAACGTGATTGAGGAGATGCTTCTGTTCCTCACTCGCATGAGTGGGCATGAGGTTACTCATGAGCAGCATCCTTGTGAGGTCGGTGGAATCACGGGTAGCATGGACTGTAAGATTGATGGGGTTGTTACTGACGTCAAGTCAACAAGTACCTATGGGTTTAAGAAGTTCAAGGACGGCACTTTGGCTTATGATGACCCCTTTGGGTACGTTGCTCAGATTAAAGCCTATGCTCATTCTGAGGGCGCCACAAAGTACGGTTGGCTGGCTATGGACAAACAGAACGGGCACCTGACTTATCTTATGTACGATGAGGAGGACACCCAGGCCCCCGTGCATGAGAAAATCTCTTACAGTATTGAGGAGAGAGTAGAACATGTAAAAAAGCTCGTAGAGCAGCCAGAGCCTCCCAAGGACTCCTGTCACGAATTGCAGGACGATGGGAAGAGTGGAAATACCAAGCTCGCGGTTGGCTGTTCTTACTGCCATTTCAAAAAGGTCTGCTGGCCCTCAGTAAGAGGCTTTATCTACTCTACAGGACCAAGGTTTCTGGTGGACGTAGTGAACGAACCGAAGGTTATGGAGATTCCCCATGACCAGATCGAGTAAGTTCAGGAGTGGCTTGGAGCGTGAGTTCTCTAAGGGTGTTAAGGGTCTTAAGGGGATCGAATACGAACCCTTTAAGATCCCTTATGTTGTACACAAAGACTATATCCCTGACTTCGTTCATGAGGCCAGTGGCATAATTGTAGAATGTAAAGGATTCTTTAGACCTTTTGATACTCAGAAGTACAAGGCCATTAGGGATAGTATTAATAGGTACAATGAACTTGTGTTTATCTTGTCCGATCCCTCTAAGAAAGTTAGAAAAGGGTCCAAGTTAAACATGGGTGAGTGGTGTACAAAAGAGGGATTTAAGTTCTTTACATTGGATACGGTAGAAGAGTTTATAAATTATGTCACTAACGCAAGCAGAAATCGTAGAAAAACTTCTGCAAAGATATGATCCAGAGGATCTTTTGGAACTTCTTGATATAAGTTCAGAAGAACTTCTGGATCGCTTTGAAGATAAAGTAATTAACCGTTTTGAACAACTTGAAGAAGAGGTGGATGATGACCTTGAACCGGCGGAAGAGTATTGATGAAGCCACACGGGCAGAATGGGATGTAGTTTCTAAGCCCCTTCATTATAACCAAGGGCATATTGAGGCGGTTGAGTACATCAAGCAACAACTGGGTAGCGAAGTGTGGGCGTACTATGAAGGAAATGTACTTAAGTACATCCACAGACACCGTTACAAGAATGGCGTGGAGGACCTTAAGAAAGCTAAGTGGTACTTGGATAAACTCATTGAGGAGGTTGGACGATGACTGTAAACTACGAAGGCTTTGACGCCTATCAGCGCCTAGCGGCCCGTACAGCACTCTATGAGGATCGTATGTATCCCATAGTGTCCCTGATGGTTGAGGCTGCTGAACTGGCTGACCTGTTTGTAAAACCAATCCTTCGTGGGGACGCAGTGGACATTGACACCAACAAGGTCATAAGCGAGGCAGGAGATGTTCTTTGGAACCTTGCCATGATCTTGGAGGACATGGGACTCTCCCTTGAGAAGGTAGCGCAGGCTAACATCAAGAAACTTGAAAAGCGTTTGAACGAAGGGACTATCCAAGGATCTGGAGGTGATCGGTAATGAAAGTAATCGAAGGGTCCTTTGGAAAGAATACAAAAGAACTACCAGAGGCACCAAAGTCCCTTCAGGACATCGTTAACCAGACAGAGATGGCTGATTGTATACCTGAGTCTTGTGTCATCCTAATTGAGACTGGAGGACACATACACACTTATACATATCCCAATCTCAACATACTTGAATTGATTGGCGTTCTTGATTTTCATAAATATTTAATGCAAACTGTAGCCGTGCAAGGAGGGGGCATAGTAGATGGCATTTCGGACTGACCTAGCTAAAACGATCTTTATTAATAAGTACGCCTTGACTCCCGAGCAAACTTGGGAACAAAAGTGTGACGACATCGTAAAGGATGTAACTAATAACTTGATGCCAAAAGAGGACCAAGAGGAACTTAGAAAGATCCTATATGGCTTTAAGGCCCTGCCGGGTGGCAGGTACATCTATTATGCAGGGCGTCCTGCTGCGTTTTACAACAACTGCTTCCTGCTAAAGGGAGAGGAGGACACTCGTGAAGAATGGGGCAATGTTCTTAAGCGCGCTTCTGACTGTCTTATGTCTGGGGGCGGTATTGGGGTTGACTATAGTGTCTTTAGACCCAATGGGGCAACACTTAACCGCACGGGAGGTAAAGCGTCAGGACCTATTCCTCTCATGTATAGCGTTAATGAAGTCGGGCGAAATGTTATGCAAGGAGGATCGAGACGGTCGGCTATTTACGCTAGCCTTAACTGGAGACACGGTGACGCTGAAGAGTTTCTGAGGATTAAGGACTGGGCTAATATACCTGCGGGTCCTAATACAACCTACAAGGACCTGAAGGAGTGGAACTTCAATGCTCATGCCCCGTTGGACATGACTAACATCTCGTTGAATTATGACAATCAGTTCCTCGACCATATCCAAAGTGGGCACTTGCCACCTTTGTTTGTTGAGAACTGCCGTAAGGCGATGCAGAACGGTGAGCCAGGATTTAGCTTTAACTTTGGTGACAAGGAGAATGAGACTCTTAGGAACGCTTGCACTGAGGTTACGTCTGAGGATGACTCTGATGTATGCAACCTTGCCAGCATTAACATGGCTAAGATTGACACCTTGGAGGACTTTAGGACCGTAGTGCGTATTATGTCCCAGTTCTTGGTCTGTGGTACGATTACTGCCGACCTGCCCTACGCCAAGGTGTATGAGGTTCGTAAGAAGAACCGTAGGCTTGGCTTGGGACTCATGGGTATACATGAGTGGCTTCTAAAGAGAGGTTATGGGTATGAGGTTAATGGAGAGCTTAGACAATGGCTTGAGGTTTATCGGGAGGAAAGCGAAAGGGCTGCTAATGAGCTTTGTGATAAACTCAGCATTAACCGTCCTGTGGCTTACCGCAGTATTGCGCCTACTGGTACCATTGGGATTCTGGCAGGCACTACTACTGGCATTGAGCCTCTTTTTGCTGTTGCTTATAAGCGTAGGTACCTTGTCGGTGGAAGCGTATGGAAATATCAATATGTTGTTGACGCAATGGCTAAACAAATGATTGATGAGTACGGGCTTAAAGCTGACTCAATTGAGACAGCAGCAAGCATGGCTCAGGACTTTGAGAAGCGCATGAAGTTTCAAGCAGGGGTTCAGGACTACGTTGATATGTCAATCAGTAGTACCATTAACCTGCCTGAGTGGGGCTCTGCGTTGAACAATGAGGATCGTGTTATGGAC